AACTTCTTGGCGTACCGCGCGAGCTTGTAGGTCTCGTGCGAGTCGGCCGCCACGGCGTCGGTGGCCGTCCCGCCGCGCGGCAGCCGTTCCATGCGCGTCTGCGGGTTCAGGGTCACGTCTTCCTGCTGCAGGAAGTTGGGGATGTCCGGCTCGTCCGCACACCAGTCGGTGGAATCCGTCGCCTCTTCCCAGCCCTGCAGGATCCGGGCATAGATGTTGGTGCTGATCGCGTACGCGAGCGAACCGCCGCTGACCGCCGTGCGGACGGCTTCCTCCGGGTCCCACTCGACCCGGCCGCTGTCCAACTGGACGCACATCCGGCACAGGTCCACGGCCGACAGCCGGGCAAACCGGTCGCCGTAGTCGGCGTCCTGCTCGGTCAGTTGCTGGCCGCGCTGCGGGCGCCGGCCGTCGTGCATGCGGACGGTCAGGGGGTCCAGTCCCCCGGCGATCGCCAGCCCGGCGGAGATCGCCCGGACCGACAGGGCGCCGGACAGGCTCCGCGAGTGGATGGCAGGACCGCCCGCTCGCTCCGCCTGCTGGCCGCTCCGGGAGTTGCGGACGGCCTGCAAGAACTCGCTGCTGGCCCGGCCGACGCTCCAGCCGTCCGCGATCGCTCGCTGCCGGATCTCGCCCGGCACGTCGTCGCCAGCCAGGCTGGTGATCTGGGCCACCCGCTGACGCTCTTGCGTCACGGCAGCCTGGCGGACGCTCAGTGAGTCGCCCGAAGTGCGGCTGCTGCTGCACTCGCTGTCCGTTTCCTCGCCTTCGGCCCGCGCTTCGGCCTCGCCCTCGGCGGATTCTTCGGCCGCTTTGTCGGCCGCCGCCTTGGCGTTGGGGCTCAGCGCGTCATAGAAGGCTTGGGCGGTCGCCTCATCCGCGTCCGAGTTCAGTCCGATCGATTCCAGGTACGCGCGCAGTTTGGGGTTCACGGGCGGTTGCCTTTCTTGGGTTGCGGTGCGGATCTTCGCGCTGGAGTCCGCTCCAATCGTGGTCAAGCTGCACTCCTTGGCAGCGGATAGGGTCAAAACTCGCAAATCCCTGTCGGCGGGGGCAAGGAACGTCCGCCCGGCGATCAGGGCCTGCTGGCCGGCACGGACAACGGTCGCCTCCAGCGGCAGGTACCCGAGGGACACGTCTCGCAGGTGGCCCTCTTGGATCTTGGTCCACGTGGCCAGCGCGGTCGAGGCGACGAAGATCCGCCCCAGCAACCGGCCCTCAACCACCCGCAGTTGCCGCACGGAGCCCAGCAGGGCTTCGACCGTGTCTCGGCAGTGGGTGTCCAGCAGCGGCAGGCTCTCCGGCAACTCCATCCCGTCTAGTAGGATGGCTTCCAGGATTTTTTCCCCTGTCGCCGGCTTGGTGCTGAGCACAGGCTCTTCGGTCGCCAGGACGGCGTCCACGCTGCGCGTCGCTTCGTTGGCCGACGCCGGCGTGACCGCTGCCAGGCGGATCGATAGCGTGTGCTGGTCGCTCCGGGTCCGCAGGCTACGCATCCAGCACCTCCTCCAGGTCGGTTTCCGCCGCTTCCGCTGCCAAGGCAGCATCCACGGCAGCCGACTCCAGTTGCGTGGCGGACGGTTCGCCTTGGCCGGACAGCCACGGCGGTGTGGCGATGCCGGCAGCCGACAAGGCTGCCTCTTCGCGCTGCAGGGTCCGCAGATGCGTGTCCAGGTTGGCGCCACGGGCTGCCAGGGCGGCCGTGAACGTGGTGGTCCGGTTGGTCAGGCTTTCCGTCTCCGCGGCCGTCTCCTTGGTCGGGTCGACGTGGGGCCGAGGCGTCCAGGTCCAGACGTACTCGACGACGGGCGGCTTGGTCTGCAACTCCGGAACACTAAACCGGGCTTCCGCGGCCACCAGGTCAACCAGCCGATTCAGGGTCCCGCGGGATCGGGGCGTCCCGCTGAGCCAGCACTGCAGGCCCTGGACCGTCCGGTTATAGGTCTGGGTGTCCAGCCTGGCCGAGCTGTAGTTGTGCTTGGAGCTGTCCAGGCGGATCATCAGCAGCGGCATCCCGATCGCCCGCCCCAGTTCCCGCTGTCGCTCGCCGCGATAATCCGGGTACTGGACCGGCGGCTGGCTGCTGTTGTACTGGAACGGCTGCCAGCCCGGTGGAGCCATCTTGACGGTACGACGCTGGATCGTGGTTTCTTCCGGGTTGCGCCACACGGGCACGTCCGGATTATTGGTGTACAACATGCAGGCCGCGTCCGCCATCTGCCGGGCCGCATCCTGCACCTGGTCGTCATAGTCGCGGAGATCGGCGGCCGGCTGGAGCGACGAGGCGAACCACGGGAAGCCGCGGGCCTGCCCCTCTTCGTCGGCCACGAACTCGTGGACGATCAGATCCGGGGGCACCGGGACGTATTCCACGTTGCCGCCGGAGGCGTAGGCTTTGCCGATCGTACAGGCGACCCAATACCGGACCGGCCGCTCGTCCGAATCGAACTCGACCCCCAGGACGTTCAGCGGATTGCCGGTCTGATCGTACGGCGTGCCCAGTCGCCGGGGATGGATCGGCCGCAGTCGCATGGCCACCGGCCCCTCGGCCCGCGGGTCGGTATCGATCCACGCCAGGAACTCGCCGCACCGCGGCAGATTGCGGACCCACAGCTTGAGGAGTGCCGCGCCGCTCAGGTTCGGCTTGAACGTCGGCGCGGAAAACCAGTCCCGCCAGACGCGTTCCAGGCCATCGTTGTACCGGTCGTCATCGCTGACAACCTGCAGCGTGGGGCCATCCGGACCAACCACGTCTTCGCCCAGCGTGTTGACGATCCCCTGCAGGGTCGCGTTGTTCCGCGTCTCGTAGATCGCCCGACTGCGGACAATCGCCAGTTGCTCACGGAGCCACCAGTTGAGATCGTAATCCTGCTGTGCCAACTCCCAGTGGGCTTCGTTCAGCCGCGTGGTGTCGCCAACCTCGAAGTGTCTCTGATTCCAGGCCGGCGCCGACTGGTACCGCACGCCAGACCGACCGCTGCGGTTGACCTGCGGGCTATCGGAGCGACCCGCCCTGGGCCACACCCGATCAACCAATCTCTTTGCCGCCTGAAACACGCTCACTCTCCACTCCGCTGGTATCTCACCAAGGACTGAGCAAACGGCCCACTGCTTTCCGCCGCCGCCCGATTGGCGGCTTGCCGGCACTCCCGCACAAACGCGTCGATCGCATCGCCCGAGCGAAACGCCATCGCCTGCGAGTCGCCCGATGAGCCGCGCGTCAGCTCAGGAGTCACTGCCAGCAGGGGCTTGATCGAAATCGCGCGTTGAATCGCCGTTACATAGTCGCCAGCCTCCAAGGCCGCAATCGCCGCTTCTGCCAGAGCTTCCAATCGTGCCAAACTCATAGCTCGCCACGATACCGGCGCCACAAGCACCTGCCGACGGCAACTTTACAAATTGGCTGGGGCAGCACGAAACGAGAACTCGCAATGGCAGTGGCGACACCAAGCCCGGCCGCTACTGAACCACACGCCCACGCCATCGGGATCCGGTTCCACGGGCTCGACAGGCTGCCGCAGGATCTCCGTGTCCTCGCAGTGGCACCGCGGGCATTCCGGACCTTCGCACAGTTCGAGGGTAAACATGAGATCCCGTTTCGTTGCTGTGTGTCAGGTGACAATTACTCAGGCGTTCAACGCGGCTTCTTCCGCGTCACTCTACGGTGCATCTAAAGCCGCAGCCAGCAACGCCGCAACTGCGGCCGGCGTGGCGCGATCCTCAACTTTAGAGTCGATGCTGTTCGCGGCAGCGGCCCCGGCCGACGGCGCAAGCTTCATCGCGTCGCGGATCGACTGCGGGTCAACGGTAATCGCGGCAAACTGGGCGTCTAGATTGGCTTCCGCAAGTCCCACGGCTGCGCGAACCAGAGCCGCGGTCAAGATCGCCGTGCCCACGGTTGCGTCTACCGGGACGCCCATCGCCACACTGCCGGCTGCGGGGACGGCGAGAGTGCCCTCAAGCTCGCTGGACGGGCCGTAGACGGTTCCTGAGCGGACGTCGGCCGGGCTTGCCTGCGATACGCCGGCGGCGGCCAGTCCGTAGTACGTCACCGATTCACCCGTCTCGTACACTGGGGACGCGCCGCCAGCTCTGGCAAACTGCACAATCGTCAATTGATTGACGACACAACACAACGACGGTGAGTATACGGCGACGATTCCTGGAGAGGTTCCATTTGGCGACGGATAACCATATTGTGACCCGTCAATTCTCACGTTGGCAGCACTGCTTAAGCTGACAATGGCCGGCAGATTCGGTCCTGCGTATACATCGCCAGCAACGGCAATTGCTCCGCTAGAGTTGTTTTGGATGCCATACCCAATTCCGGTTGACCGCACAGTACCAGTGACTTCGATAGTGCCGGTACTGTGGTTATACACGGCAGCCGACGGATAGTACGGCAGATTGCTGCCAGTCACGTTTCCAACGATCGAAACTCGTCCAGTGCTCGCGTTGTAACAACCCTTAGCGTACGGAGACGATGTGCCGGCTGTGACATTGCCTACGACGGTGAGAAGGCCGGTGCCGCTGTAGTAAACACCCGCAGGCGAACTGCCCCCTGCGACTGTGCCTCCAGTAATTGCACCTATTACTGTGCCAGTTGACTGCGAGCTAGAGACACAATGCGTCGAGCCTCCAATGACATCCGCAGAAATCGTTACTCCCGCATTGAGAACAAATCCGCCCCCCAAAGTTCCCCCGCTCCGCTGCGTCGTCCGCACACTCGCGACGGTCGCATCTTCATCGACCGTGACGGTCTTACCGTCGGCGTAAACGTCGTCCGACACGCCCGGCTTTACCCCGCCGTTCCACGTGGCGGGGTTGCTCCAGTTGCCAGAGGCTACGGCCCACTTGTCAGCCATTGGCTCTTCCCTCCAGCTCAATTGCAGCGAGATTGGATTGATGGATTCGATACAGCGTCTGGCGATCCGCTGCAGCAATCAAATCCTTCTGTTCTCGCACGTAGTCTGCAGCCCATCGCTCTGGGTGCATGGCAATGAGGGACTCAAGTGACTCTCGCGTCTTGCGGCGAAATTCATCGATTGGTAAAGAGTGATCAGCCATTACAGCGTCTCCGTTAGCTTCCGAATCTCAGCCAGCAGCCCGGCAAATCGCGGATCGTGCGCGGCCTTCGCACTCGCGACGGTCGCCAGGACTGGCCCGGCGACAACGCGGCCATCGACCACAGCACAGCGAGACACACGCAGCATCACGGATTGAGACTGCGGAGAGAGATTCACGGAGAGTAAGACCGCTGTATCGGTCCATTCGGGATCGACGGTCGGCGTCTCGGCGGAGACTCGATCCGCGGCGAATTGTTCTACCGTGAGACTTGCGTATGGCCGCCCGCCGCACAGCTCGTAGAATTGCTCCCGCAGTTTTTCGCCGTCGGGAATCGCGGTGGCAATCAGCCCCGCAACCAACGCGACACGTTGGGCGATTTCCGGCCACGTCACGCGGATCATGCCAGCCTGTCCGCCGATGGTCGAAGCATACCATTCGCCAAGACCAGCTTTGATTTGCGGGTCCGTGGTCTTGCAGTACAGATCGTACAGCGTCCCAGCGTGGCCTTCCGGCAGTACAATCCACAACCCGCGCTCGCGCATCCACGTAGCCACGTCGGGTGTCTCGACATCGCGGGCTCCGAGCGTTTGCAGCACGGCCACAAGGTCTGCGTCGCTGCCGGTCAGGTTCAGTTCGCGGGATTTTGCGTATGCGCTCATTTTGGTCTCACGTGTATGTAGCTGTCAGCCTGTCATCCCACGCCACGTTTTCTGCCGTGGCCGTGGTAACCGTGCCGTCGCTGTGTTGCTCAATTCGAGTGATTCGCCAGACCTCTGCCGATTCAATGCTCCCGACAGAAGCAACACCCAGATAGCTGTACGGAGACACGTAATCCGATCTGACCTGCGCGGTTCGATCGGCGCCAGCTGGCCCCTGCGGTCCGGTCGGTCCCACCGGGCCGACGGTACCGGCTTCGCCAGTCGCCCCCTGCGGCCCGCGCACGCCGGCGTCGACCGTGGTCTGACTGATTACCTGTTCGACGGTCACTGCCTGCTGTTCGACGGTCACGGTCACGACGGTGGTGGCGACTTCGACGACATCGCTCATCGCGTCACCTCCGCGGTGACGATCAGCGTTCCCTCCACCAGTCGCGTGACCTCACCGCCGGCGGAGACCAACTCCAGGTCGTAGACGTACTTACCGGCCGTCAGCAACGCTGTGGCCGCCGCGGACATCGCCAACGCGATCGTGCCGAGAGCCCCGCCCAGCGTGATCCCGGAACCGCTGGCCAGCGAAATCACCGTCGTTGTCGCCTCGTGCGACTCGCGGGCCTGCATCCTCGCCGAGTAGCCCGTCAGATTGACTGGTGTACCGTTGATCTTCCACGTGAGAACGGCTTCCCACGTCGCGCCCTGTTCAATCAAGATTTTCAATCTGCCTGCCACATCGCGCCTCCTCTCGACCCTCGGGCACCTTACCAGAGCCAGAGCCGCCTGCCGACGCCAGCTTTACAAAACGCCGCTTATCGTCTCCCGGCGCGACCTGGCTTCGCGGACCCAAACCACTGCTTGGGCACTGGCTTGGTCGCCTCGGCCAACTGAGCCTGCACGTAATCGCCAGCCGCCAGCGCGTCGTAGAGTGCGTCCAGGTAGTGATTTGGACGCCCCTCGATCGCCTCCCAGGTGGCAACGTTTCCACGTCCGGAGATCCAGGTCTCTACTTGTCTCTCCGCCAAAAGGTGATCGCGGAACTCGCCGTGTTCCATTTCGTCGGCCGTGTCGTACAGCACCAGCGCGCCCGGCTCGCCCATCGGCATGGCCAGTCTCTGGTGTACCTCGGATTTCCATCCGTCGGCGTTGACGTGGCACAGGACCACACCGGGCACCAGTCGCCCGGCACGCCGCACGCGGCCCAGGTGGTATTGCGAGCCGACGTGCAGGACGTCGGCCGATCGCTGCCGCGGGGCAGTGTAACGCCCGACGCCCTTCTGCTTTTCTCCGTACCCCTTGCTGGGTCGGTAGATTTCCCTGCCGGGCTCGCAGCTTGTGTTGGCCTTGCCGCAGAACTCATAGACGCCGTCGGTATGCTGCCAGTAGCCCGAGTCGATCCAGACCTGCTGTGGAGCCCAGCTCTTGCCGGCCGCGTCCCGCCAGCCCTTGGCCCAATAGTCGCGCAGCTGCTGCAGGGCGGCCCGCAGGCCCGCCGTGACGCCCAGGCGATCGGATTCCACGCCCTGCTCGCCGTATTCAATCACCGCCGCGCTGCCGTCTCGGCGGACTGCCAGCGCTACCCAGTGCAGCCGCCGTTTGCCGGTGTCCACGCCGACCGCCACGCCGACCGCATCCTCCGGCACCACACCCCGCTTCCAGCCGGATCTCCGTTGCAGGACGGCCTCGGCGTCCAGTGGCGTCAGGTCCAGAACCAGGGGAACTGCTGGCAAACACCACACCCACTGCCGCAGCTCGGTCTCCGCGTTATTGCGGTTGGAGCGACGCCGAGCCCGCCATTCCTCGGCGCCGATGTCGGCCGCAGTCGTGAACGGGTTGTCGATCGCACTCCAACGGAATCCCAGCGTCTGTGTCTCCGGCAGCTCACCCTGGACGCGTCCCTCGCGATCGATCGTCTGGCCGCGGTGCACCAGGACCACGTTCCGCGCCGCCTCGCGACGCTGCTCGTCCGACCACGGCTTGCCGCAGGCGGGGCAAATCCAGGTTGCTCCGGCCGCCGCCGCCTCTTCGGTCTCCGCCTCCTGCCAGCCCACCAGGTGTTCTCGCTCCGGCGTCACCCACTCGCCGCAATGCGGGCACGGCCTAGCGAGCCGAGAGTCGGTACCCTGCTTGATCTCCTGCCAGATCCGCCCGGTCTCGATACTGACGGTGCACTCCAGGTAGATCCGCTTCCCGGTTCGGCCGTAGGCTCGCGTCCGGCCCTCGATTTGGGAAATCGGGTCCGATTCGCGGCTCCCGGCGCCCGGCTCGTCCATCCCATCCGTCTCGGTGATCGCCACCACGCGCCGCGTTTTGCCAGCCCGAGCCTTATCCGATCCCTGCCCTGTCATGAACCGAATTGAGCCCCCGTTTAGAAATCGGACCTCGCGCTTGACCTGGCCGCCGCGGCTGCCTTCGCCGCGGGTCGGCATCAAGGCCCGCATGGCGGGCGTGGCCTCGATCACCGGCAGGAAGTCGTCACCCCACTTGTCTTGGGCCAGGTTCATGTCGGGAAGTCCGACAATCACCCCCTCGCCCATTTCGAACACGTGGTAGCAGACTGGCAGCACGTAGCACATGAACGACTTGCCGTTCTGCTGCGGACCACTGGCCGCGTAGCGGGTCCACTGGCCGGAGTCCAGGGCCGCGAACCACGGGCGGCTACAGGGGTGCCGATCGTGCCGGTATCGCTCACCCTCGTGCGGCCCGCTTGGCACCACCACTTCTTCTTCGACCCACTGACTTATCGGCCTTACCGCCCTCGGCCTGGAGTTTTCCAGCCACCACCCCAGCGTCTGAGCCAGCGTCAGCGGGTCGGGCGTAGCCATCGTCGAGGACACGGCCGCATTCCTCCAGGGTGTCGATGACCGCAGCCGCGGCGTCTCGACCGTAGCGCTTGCCGAGCCGCTCGCCCAGTCGCTTGATCAGCGTCGCCCAGCGCAAGCCGATCTCCTTGGACCGCTCGACGGAGATCAGGCCGCCGCGCCGCTCTTGCAGGTCCAACTCCGCCAGGGCGGCCTTGGCGGCCCGCAACTTCTCCAGCGCGGGCGAATTGACTGCCCCGCCCTCCAATAACACGTCGTCGCCAACGGCGTCCGGAGTCGGGCTGTCTCGGCGGTGCGGCCTCCAGGGGCCATCCCGGCGCAGCCACTGGACGATCAGCCGCAGATCGTAGCCGGGGGCACTGCCGGGCATACCCTGCTTAGCCCAATTCTTGACGGCGTCCAATGACACGCCGCAGAAGGCGGCAACCTCCGCTTGGCGAGCCACCACAAACGGCTTGGAGGCACTCTTCTTGGATCGGGCTGGCTTGCGGGTCACCCCTGCTCGTCCTCGGTCCGTTTGATCCGCTCCCGGCGCCGCTGCACCACTTCCATCGCCCTCGTGTGCGGGGTTTGCTCCGGGTTATCGCTATCCGTCAGCGACTCACCGCACGGAGCCATTCGAATAGCCTGCGTCAACCGGTCCTCGCTGCGGATCGACCTCTCGACCAGGTTGACCAGCGTGTCGGTCGTGAACCTGTAGGACTGATACAGAGCCCAGCCCATCGCCAGGAATGCGGCCAGGGCCATCATGGGGAGAATCCCAAACGTATCAACCCACGTCTTGGCGACCCGTGACGACGTTTCAATGTCGCTGGCCGCGGCCGACAACAGCGACGTGGCCAGAAAAACCATTGCCAGTCCGTAACGCGCTCCGAGGCTCATAGAGGTCTGCGGCATCTCAGGGCCTTCTCTCATGGTGCAACTCATGGAAACCCCCGCCGCGGCGAACTCCCTTTCACCACGGCGGGACACTCACGCACAACATGCGATCAGCGCAGCCAGCGGATCGGGCCGGCAGCCATCCACAGCACGCGCCGCGCGGGCCTCGCTTCCAGGATTGCACGCCCAACTTTTCTGATCGGACGAGCCGCAACAATCGCACTGACACCGCGTACCGGAACAGCGGCCAACCTCCCGACTGCCCGCACGGGCACCGCAGCCACTCGCCCAACGGCACACACACCGGCGCCCGCGCACGCGACGGGGCCGGAGCAACACGCCGCGCCATCGTCGGCCCGCAGATCCGCTGGCACACCCAGCACGGCTACGCCGATCAACACGCACGCCAGAATCGTAATCCATCCTCGCATTGGAAACCCTCCATTGAAAAACAACACTTGGAAAGACAGCCGCCCCGGGTGGAACTTTGCAGGGTGCCCCCGGGGACGGCTGATAGCCCACATCGCGACGGGCAGAGACTCTACAGCGCCGACCACTCCGCGTCGGTCAGCGAGATTCCGGCCGCCAGCAGATCGCCGGCGGCGTCGGGGAGTTGGTCCGTGATCGCTGCCGGAAGCTTGCGGTTCAGTCGCACGCGCCAGAACTGCCGCAGCAGCGGCCGGCGGGCGGATTGCTCCGCGGCCCGGCGGATGTCCTGCTTGGGGCAGTCCTCCAGCAGCTGCAAGAGGAACTGCATCAGGGCGTCGATCAGCGGCGAAATGTCGATGCCCGGCAGGGCCTCGGGTTTGATGACGGCACTGGTAACGCTCTCGACCACGGACAGTTTCGCAAATTCGGCGTTCAGAGACACGGGCGGCTCCTCACAGGTAAGTGGACGATCCCCAGTCGGGCAAAGCCTTCGCGGGGACACCTTGCACGTCGCAATAGAAAAACATCGAACCGGCTTCGACAAACCGGTCTACCCAATCCTCCAACCGGACCACGATCAGACCGGGGATTTTCGGCCAGGCGGACGGCCAGCACGCGGGCTGCGTATTCCACTCGCCCCAGCTGTTTGGAACGAACACCACATCCACGTCCCAGCACTGGCGGCTGCGGTCATAGCCGACGGTCGCCATATCGTGAGCCCAGCGGCCGGACACGGGGTGGTACCCGCTGCCGTTGGGGCGACTGGAGAACCCAACGTTCTGCCCCGAGTGGCAGGCGTACCCCGAGGCCAGCAGGTCCAGGGCCTGGTCGCCGGTCTCCGGGCGGATCCAGCGGCCGACCTTGTGCTTGGCCATCTCGGACGAGACGACAGACGTGTATCCTGTCGCTCCGCCGAAGCTCGGATTCTGTTGGCGGAGATCCGCGAACTGGTAATTGCGGCGCCAGAGGAAGCCCTGCTGCACGTCGATACGGGCCGCGACCGCGGGGTCCATCCCGTGGCCGCGGTGCCCGCGCCCGCGATAGGTAGACTCCCACGCGGGCCGCTCGTAAGTCTCCGCCTCACCGTTGACCTGGATCTCGACCGCGTTGGTGGTCGCGCGGGCGTGCTGCGAGCCGCGGCTGACGCAATTTCCGAACGGCTGCCGCTCGTCCGAGTAGATCGGCGTCTGGTAGCCGGCGGCCAGCTCGCACTGAATCAGCGGCAGGAACAGGCATACCGTCTGCCGGTCGGCTCGCAGGTGCTGGCCAGCCAGGTGGGGGCACGCCTGGGCGAACGTGTCCAGGATGCCGTCGGCGAATAACAGGGCATCGCTGGCCGGGTCGACCTGGCAGCCGGGGAAACCTCCGTCGTAGATCGCGGCCAGTTGGTCGGGCGTCGGGTTGGCGATTGGCCAAGTGCTCACGCGCACACCTCCAGTTCAATATCGCTCTCGACCTCGTTGCCCCAAACGTCCCAGCCAGGTCGGCGGCGGCGGGCGAACATTTCGAGCCGTGGCCCAGGACTGATTGATTCGATAAGTTCGTAAGTCGCGTCAGGCTTCTCGCTGTGTCGCTTCGGGTTGGTATTGATTTCCAGCACGGTAGGGGCGTATCTGCGCAACGGAAAACGGCATGTCTGACGGTAGCCGAACAGCACGGTTTGCGTCCGGTGAACGAAATAATTTCCAATGCCGGATGGCTTCACCATGTGTATCGGTGCCAGGTACTGGAATCCCCACGCTCGCATTACTCGGAATCCAGCCTCGATGAATTGATTCGTTGTCCAGAGCCATAGGTGGCAATCGGGTTCCGCAAGTTCAGCAACGGTGATTTCGGCGATTTCCTCCACCGTCATCGTCTTGTAAGGCATTGTCTCGGGTCGCCGATTCCTCGATGTCTTGTACTTTCCGGACATCGTTTGCGGCCACGGCGGGTCGGCAACTATCGTGCGGTAGAGCGTCATTTGCCACCCTCCCAGCACGCCCACGCCAACGCCTCAATCGCCGCAGCGTCGGCCGGCGTCACGTCGCGGACCTTCGTCCCGAGGGCGCCGGCCAGGTACCCGTCAACTGCGCTTGCCAGGCTTGCGTACCGCCCAGCGAGGCCCAGATCCTTGCCGTTGCTGACCAGCCATGCCCGCAGCTCGGACGTAGTTCCCGCCTCCGGCTTGACTCCGGCTGCTCTGGCTGCTGGTGCTGACTCGACCAGCTTCGCCGCCTGGTGGTAGAACGCCGCCAGGCTCGTCGCGTCCACCCGGCTCATCTTCACCGCCAGCACGGCCCCCAGCGCCGTCCGGGTCTCCGCCGAGGGGGCCGGGTAAGGGTTTTCTGTTGGTCCCGGAGGGTCCGGTGGCGAAACTCCGCCGGTCAGCGTCACGACGTGCCGCGCCATATCGGCCGCGGGTCCGCCGTTGGCGTTGACGCCGGAGACGATCAGCACGAACTCATAACGGCCCTGGACCGGGCTGGCGAACAAGCATTTCGTCGACGACTCGACCGGCAAGAAGCTCGTCTCTTCCGGGCTGACTGCCAGCAGCCACAACCGCCCCACTCCCTCGCTTGACGTCGCGTCCAGCACGACCAGAGCGCCGCAACGGGCCTCTTTCGGGCCGGTGATGACGGCCTTGGGTTGCTGGGCCGCTGCGGTCGCCGCCACGCACAGCAGCAGGCCAAACAGCAACCGCTGAACGTAAGTCACAACCTGGGCACGGTACATCTTCCGACTTCTCACAACGCACCTGCAGCCGGGGTAATAGTAGGTGATCGACCGCTGTGTCGAGCCTGCCCAGTAGGGCGTGCCGCACAGCGGGCACAACGGGCGGTCTGCCTTGCGGCGGCGCACGTAACGGGCATCCTGGATCGGCGTCTGGTCCCTCACGTGCCACACCTCCCTGCCGACGCTTGCTAACTCGACCATACGCCAGCCCTCCTTTCACGTCACGTTGTCTTTTACAGATCCAGAATCAGGACCACTGCTGTCGCAGGACGGTGCGGGAAGCCCCGGTGTCGTTCTCTGGTGCGGAGTTGCCGCAATCGCTGCCCGTGCCGACCGCGCCGCCTGCAGCATCTTGCCAAAGACGATCAGGTTCCGCTCGTGCTCTTTCTTCTGCCCATCGTCAAGGTTCGATGTATCAACTCTCGCTGCCCTCTTCAGCGCCCGGCCAGCACCGCGAAACTTTCCCTTAAACGCGCGGGCGTTGTATAGGCTCGCCTCAGAGTCCGTCAGAATCCGCAGCGCACCTTTGATGATAGCGACAGTAAATTCCCTGCCACGCTCATGACACTCCTTCACGATCCGCTCACGCAACGTCAACACCGCCAGCTGATACTTGCTTGTGCCGCGTTCGCAACCCGTCAGCTGCTCTAACCTGTCCGGAGGAATCGTGTCTCCTTTCTTCAACGCGTCGAAGTCGAGAGGAAAATACCTGATCTCCAGTTCGTTCAGTTCGTCCACTTGAAACCCCTTGTGAAAAACCTTGCCTTGCCGTGCCTCACCTGGCCTCGCCAAGCCTTGCCACACCGCGCCGCGCCAGGCCGAGTTGGCTGCTTGAAAATAAACCGTGCCTTGCCTTGCCTGGCCGCGCCGCGCCTTGCCTGGCCGCGCCGCGCCTCGCCTTGCCACGCCGTGCCTTATTTCACTGACTCCACTTCAAACCGCCCGAACCGCGGCCGGAAGTCGCACAGACCCACCAGTTGCCCAGCGTCCCGGAGCCACTTCTCTAACGCCTGCCGGTTGACAACTTCATCCTGGTAGCTGACCTTGAACGTCAAGGCCCATTCGTTGAACCTGGGGCGCATTCGCATGACGCGTGCCTGTCCGACCTTGCAGCCGCGGTAGTCGCGGAACCGCTCATCAAGCCAGAGCTTTTCCGGGTCTTTCGGTCCGTCGTATTCGATCGGCCATACGCCATCACTGATGATACCGCAAACCGCGTCCTTCCCGGCTCGCGATTTCTTCGCGCCGTCGCGGATCATTCCCTCAATGGACTCTCCGGGGACCGCTGGTTGCCCTTTCGAGTCGAGATATAGACCGCCGAGAAATTCCAGCTTGGCCAACGCCTCAAGGTCGCTGTCCGTCTTCTTGCGCCCCTTCGCGGTGATCTCCTTCATTGCCCGCGTGAACTTATTGAACGGGTCCGCCTTCTGCGGGTTGTTCAGTAGAATCGGAGCCACGCCAACAATCCGAACCGTGAGAGTCTCATAAGCCATTTGCCACCTTCCTTTCGAGAAAAAACCTTGCCTTGCCGTGCCCGGCCCAGCCGCGCCGTGCCCCGCCGAGCCCTGCCTTGCCGGACCTTGCCTGTTCACTCACTCTTCCCACAGAACCCGCCGACCGTCTTACGTTTCGCCTGATTCCTCTGGCCGGTGATCTTCTGCCACGTCCGGCAGGTCGGGCAGACCGCCACCTCGCCAATCGGATCACCGCAACCGCTGCAGCGGCCAGCGGCAGCCGCCGCGTACTGGGCGACGGCGGCGGCGCGGCTCAGCGTGCCCTTGCAGGCTTCGGCGTCGTGCGATTGCTCGATCGCCAATCGCTGGTCAATCTCTTCGCGCCTTGACCAAACCCGCTCCTTGGCGTACTTCTCCGCCCGCTTCGCCCGCCGATGCTCGCCGCTGTCCACTGGGATTCGGTTGCGTCTGACCGCCATGTCACCCCGCCTTTCTCTGCCC